CGGGATCTGTGGGCTCTTCGGCTCCCGCACGCGCTTCTACTGGCGCGGACGGTTTGAATACGCGCCGCCGTTGACACCGACTACGGCCGATGATGGGCAGGCCAAAGTCGCAATCGCGCAACGGCGCTGGATCGATGGCTTCGAATTGCCGGCCACGGGGGAAGGCGGCACGAGCACGATCAATCAGCACAGCCGTGGGGCGTCTCGACATCTGCAAGGGTTTGGGGCGGGGCCGCGCAACAGCGCCGGGATGAAGACGCATACGCCGACGGAGAACGGCGCCGCGGCGACGACGAAGCTCTGGGAACGGATCTACGTGCGGGTGCGTCGGTACCCGGTCAGCTCACAGCGGGTGTGGCGGAGTCACGGGGCCACCTCGAACGCCGCCGGCGCCATCCTCGACCTGATGAACGATGGCAAGCTCCGACTCCAGAATTCCGACAACGTCGGGACGCTCTACACGCACGCGACGCTCTCGATCCCGTTCGCGTTACACGTGTGGCAGCGGCTCGACCTCGTGTACGAATACGGCGCGGCGGCGAGCTTCCGCTTGTATCTCAATGGGGTGCTGCAGATCGAGCGGGTGGTCGCGAATTTCACCGGGCAGGGCGGCTTAGGGCAAGCGCAGAACATCGCAAGCGGGGAGATCGGCGGTGGCACCGCCGACGGACTCGGGATTGATTACGACGATTGGATCGGCGCGGACTGGCCCACGGCGGGCGTGCCCGCGACGACGACGCCAGGGCTGGATTGGTCGCGGGGCTCCCGCGTGGCGATGGTGGCCGCGAAGGCACTCGGCACGACGCCGGGGACGTGGGTCGGTGATTGGCGGTTGACCCGGCAGCGCCCGGTGGGCAACACCGCCCCGATCGCGCTGACCTCGTCGACCACGGGCGATCGCTTGACCCTGCTCACCGATGCCGATCTCGAAGTGGATGCGGTGGCGAACGCCGTCGGGTACGTGGCGCTCAACGTCGGCTTGTTCAGTTCACGTGTCGGGGGTGATGGGCAGCTCGGCTACAAACTGCCGGGCGGGGCCGAAGTGCTGGCGACGATCGCGCAGGCGGCCGGACTCCAATGGAACAACGTCCTGTATCGCCCCAGCGGCTTACTCGATCCGATCACTCCCCTCGCCGGGCTCGAGCTGATTCACACCAAGGGCGCGACGGCGACCGCGTCGAGCGTGCAAGCGCTCGCGGCGTGCGCGGAACTGATCGGGGTCTTCGGGCAGGAAGATGTGACGACGCAGGCGGCCGACCCGGCGCCCGAGCCGGCCACGCCCGCCGTGGCGGGGGTGGACGTCGTCGCCAACGTCAAGGCGAACCTGATCGCGCGTGGGATCTCGCTGCTGGGATCGGACGGAGCGTTCGAGATCACGAAGCGCGTCGCGTGGGCGCTGCGGGAGTCTGGCATCGGCCTGCTCGACAAGCCAACCGGCAACCATGCCGAGTTCCCGGTCGGGAGCGGGAACTTCTTCAGCGTGGATGTCCTCTGCTACCAGGATGGCGTCTATGTCGACATGCTGGTGGCCTCCGGGGCGGCGAATACGCCCGCCTGGCAGATCCAGCCGAGTGCCGCGGACGTGCCGGCGAAGTGGCGGGCGCCGCTTGATCCGGGCGATGTCGGCACGGTGTCGACCATCAATGACAAGTTCGGCATTCACAATGCTCCGTATCCGCGCTCGCCGTGGGCGAAGCGGGGACAACCGCCGTTCTCGCCCTTCGGCTACGACCTCCGCCTCTATACGGGCAATAACACGTTTCAGGATCTCATCTTCCGCTTCCCGGTGCATTTCCTCTATATCCGCGCCCTCACCGGGGCGGTCGGGCCGGTGGTGTGGTGGAGTGCGCTGAACAGTGCGCACAGTGCCGGCGAAGAACGCTACGCGCCGGATTGCATTCTGCAAGTGCAGATTGATCCCACCTTCGTTGGCGGGGCGGCGGAAGACGCGCAGGAACAGCGGACGCTGGTGCGGATTGGTGGGACGAACGCGGCCATCAACGCCACCGCCGTCGTGTATCAGGTGTGCGCGATCTGCGATCCGGCGATGCGCTTCACCGACAGCGGCGCGCTGTTCGAGCACGGGGTGGGATCGGCCCACACCTCGAATCTCGACAACGAACGCTTCACCCCCGAAGCCGCGTTCGTCCACCAGGAACAGGTCGGCAATACGACCACGGTGCGCTTGCACTACAAGGGGCCGGGCCATGCGGCGGCGGCGCTGTCTCCCGCGAACGCGGCCGAAGTGGCGAGTGCGCTCACGTTTGCGAAAGGGACGCTCACCTCGGACGCGGCGTTCCACACGGCCAGTTTTTCGCAGATTGCCTATTTCGCGTTGCGCCGGGACGATGGCAGCGGGCACGCTGGCGTGCCCAAGGTGCTCCAACTCGCGAGCTTTACCGGCGATGGCTCCGCGTCGCGCACGGTCGGCTTGTCGCCGCCGAGCGGGGTCCGGCCGGCCTTCGCGCTCGTCGTGCCGCATGACGCCGCCTGGGTCCAGCGGGATCCCTCGCACACGGGCACGACCTCGACGCAGTTCCCCTCGACGGCCAACGCGGCCACCGGCATCACCGGCGGCGGCATTGACTCGATTTCGCTCGGCTCAATCCTGAACACGCTCGGCGTCGTGTATGACGTGTTCGTCATTCCGGGATCGGCCACCGCGGGCAATGGCGGCTGGTCGGTCAATGGTGAGTTCATTCCGGTCGAGCCCGACTCGCCGGCCTTCAGTGAAGGCCCGTGGGATGGCGAACCGGAAGACCCCGAAGCTCCAGACGTGCCCGACGCCCCGACGGACGGGCCGATTGACGAAGACGAACTGGACCCGATCGGCACGGCGACCGACTACGCGACGGGGTGTGTCGCGGCGACCCAACAGATCGCAAACCTCGCCTTGCAGCGGATCGGGGTGAGCAAACGCATCACCGACCTCGTCAACGAACAGACGCAGGAAGCGAGCGCGGTGCGCCTCACCTATACGGAGGATCTGAGTAAGACGCTGCGGGAATTTCCGTGGCCGTTTGCGACGCGCTACGCGACGTTGGTGCTCGTCGCCGGCACGGCCACAGTGCCTGTCAATGGCGATTGGCAGTACAGCTACCGCGTGCCCGCCAACATGATGTTCGCGCGGCGCATCGTGAATCCTGCCGGGACCAAACGCAATTTCGATGCAGACCCGGTGAAGTTCCGGCTCGGGGCGGATGACACTGGCCAACTGATCTACACCGACCAAGTCGGGCCGGTGGAACTCGAATACACGATCCGTCCGACGTGTGCGGCGTCCTCGGGGGATGCGCTCTTCCGGGATGCGCTCTGCTGGCGGTTAGCGGCGAGTCTCGCGCCGACGTTATCACGGGATGCGGAGCGGCAGAAGTTCTGTTTGATGATGTACGAGAATGCGAAAGCGATTGCGCGCGTGCCTGGCGCGAACGAAGGGCAACAGGATAAAGCGGGTGATGCGGATTGGATAACGGGCCGCAACTAAAGGAGAGAAGAGATGGGATACGACCTCGCGAATATCAATGCAGCGCCGGCACCGTTGGGCGGACAGTTCTCAGGCCAGAACACGAAAGAGCGCGAGCGCGCCGCAATCGATGGCGTTATCGCCACGATGAGCGACCGCCTGCAAGTGCTCGGGCGTCTGATTGAATCTGTCGAAATTCGATTCAATCCGGTCTGCCGACCATCGCCGGCCCAGACAAATGGATCATCCGTGCCATCGCCCGCCTTTGGCGGTTCAGCCCTCGCCACGATGATCGGGTCGCAGGTTGAGGACGCGCAGCGTCTCGCCGCGCGTCTCGAAGATTTGCTCTCGCGCTGTGAGCTGTAGCCTGAATGGCTGATGTTCACGTCTTACCGATCAACGACCTCCGCGACCACGAGGAGACGCGCCTGTGCTGGTGTATTCCCGTGCTTATCGGTGAAGACGACATTCCTGACATGGTGGTTGTCCACCATTCAATCGATGGCCGTGAGCTTGTCGAAGAACACGGAATCAACTGATGGGGCAAGCCGTCTACCAGCGCGGATTCTCCGGCGGAGAGCTGAGCCCAAGTCTCGCCGCAAGGGCAGACCTTTCCAAATACAGTTTGGGCTTGCGCACGTGTCGCAACTTCATCATCTTGCGACATGGGGGCGTCTCGAACCGCCCCGGTCTAAGGTTCATCGGCGAAAGTAAGACCAGTTCCACCAGCACGTTTCTCCTGCGCTACGTCTCAGAACTGGCGGGGGAATCCGTGTTGATTGAAGCTGGCCCCAACTACTTACGATTTTATAAAAACGGCGCGCTCGTCACATTGGCCGCCGTCCCGCCGACCGCCTGGAGCGCGGTGACGCAATATCAGATCGGCGACCTCGTGCGAGAGGGCGGGATCAACTACTACGCGGTCGCCCCCAGCTTGAACCAGGTGCCGCCGAATGCCACCTTCTGGTATGCGATGCCGACGACCATCTTCGAAGTCCCGACGCCCTTCGGGAATGCGGGTTTCAACTGGGTGCAGAGCGGGACGGTGATTACGATGACCTCGCTCGTGGTCCCGCCGCACGAGTTGATCTACGTCGGCTTGACGCACTGGATCATTCGCCCCGTCTCGACGGCCCCCGCGATTCTCCCACCGACCGGGCTGGGCACGGCGGGCGGCGCGGCCGGCGCGCTCACCTACAGTTACTTGATCACCAGTGCCGCCGCCGAGACGTACGAGGAATCGATTGCGAGTCTGCCGATCAACCGGGCGGCCGTGGCCGCCCCCACCACGGCCGTGCCGATTGTGCTCACCTGGGGCGCAGTCGCGGGCGCGGTGGAGTATTACGTCTACCTCGACCCCTACGGCAACGGGACGTATGGCTACATCGGGACCGCGACCGGATTGACGAGTTTCAACGACATCGGGTTCACGCCGGATTTCGCGGTGACCCCACCGCTCACGCGGATCTTATTCACGACGGCGAATAATTATCCCGCCCGAGCGGCCTACTACCAGCAGCGCCGGTTCTTTGCGCATACGACGCTGGAGCCTGATGCGGTGTGGGGGTCACGGGTGGGCTTCGCGTCGAACTTCAATATCTCCTCTCCGCTCCAGGATGACGATGCGATCACCTTCCGGATTGCCGGGAATCAACACAATCCCGTGCGGCATCTGGTCGGCTTGAAAGCGTTGATCGTGTTGACCGATGCCGGGGAGTGGACGATCGGGCAAGCAAAAATCCCGCTGACGCCCAACAACCTGCCGGCCGATCAGGAACTCTACATCGGGGTCAACGATGTCGTGCCGGTGATTGTCGGGAACGCGATTCTCTATGTGCAGGCGCGCGGGGAAATTCTCCGCGATGTCCGCTTCGATCAACAGGTCGAAGGGTTAGCCGGGCGGGATCTCACGCTCTACGCGGCCCATCTCTTCGACGGCTACACGATCGACAAACTCGACTTTGCGATCACGCCCCATTCGATTGTGTGGGCGATTCGGAGTGATGGCACGCTGCTGGGGTTGACGTATATCCGCGATGAGGACGTGTGGGGATGGCATCGGCACACCACGGGCGCGTCGGGACTGTTCGAAGATGTCTGTGTGGTGCCGGAAGCCGGGGAGGATGCCGTCTATGTCTTGGTGCGGCGCACGATTGGCGGGGTGTTCACGCGCTACATCGAACGGCTCGAACGCCGGGAGATCCAGAACTTCGCCGCCGATTCGTTCTTCGTCGACAGCGGGCTCACGTATTCCGGCGTGCCCGTCACCGCGATCGGCGGGCTCACGCATCTGGTCGGGCAAGTGGTGGCGGTGGTCGCCGACGGCGTCGTGATCTTCGACGGCGATCCCGCCAGCGCCAACGCGGTCAACTACACGGTGAGCGCGACCGGCACCATCCCTGCCGTGCTGACGACGGCCGCGAGTGTCATCCATGCGGGTCTGGCGATCCGGTTCCT